CCAGTTGATAGTTAATTCAACCCCGTTGAAATCACCTAATGCCTGACCTAAACTTGCTGTTCCTGCAGATGCACAACCAGCAGTTTCAATACCCGCGTAAAAATATGTTCCACTATTCGCTTTAATAATGGCGAACATCGGGGCTCTTGCAATTTCTACAAGGTTATTTCTTTTATTACAATCTAAATCAACCAATCTGATTGTTAGGTTTGTATCAAAAAATACAGTCCCCGCCTCGCGCGAAAACGAACCTTCTTGAGTAAGACCTACCATTTCAATATCGGTCTCAAATGTATATGCTGTAAGGGCTACAGTTGGTGTTAAACCTGTGATAATCCCACAAGCGTCTTGAGTATATGCAGAAATTGCTTCCCAATTCCCCAAATAAACTTTTTCAACACCACCGATTGTTTGACAACCCAAAACTGCTCCTTGACTTAACGAACAATTAAAACTCATAATTTATTTTTTTTATTTTTGTTTATTTTTTTTAAGGGGGATTTTGGTTATATCCCCCATTTTTTATATCTTTGTTATATGATTACAATTTGAAATATACAACATATGATGGGAAAGCGAAATTTACACCTGACTTAAAACGAGCGTTTGTTCTAACTGATTGGAAATCTTGTGAGAACCAAATCTCAAATTGCTCCCAGTCTGACATAAGGTCTGTAGCCATATACATATTGCTTATTGGAGAGATGAAGAACTTGTTAGTTCCATTCAATCCTGCTTGTGCTACTAATCTTACGTTAGACGCTGGAATAGTTAAGATGAAATCTCTATTACCATTTTCAATTGAAGGGTAATTAAAGATGTTTGCATTTCTCAAGGCTAATTGATATGTTCTTGCGAAATCATAACCACAATATAAAACCAAATCCTCTCTTGCTGTTACATCTGCAGGAATTACAGAAATAGCATTATCAACTAAACTGATAATGTTTGCTGCTGTGATTGCTGTTGCTGATGTTACGTTTCCATTAACAACTGAACCTGAATAAGTTGTATTTGCTAATTTAATCCAACCATCACAAAGTGCCAAGTTTCCTGCTCCACCTGTAGTGTTTCCTTGCCATAAGATTTGGTCTAAAGTTTTAGAAATGTTTTCTACTTTATTCAATACAAAAATCTCCTCAAAAGGAATTTCTTTATTGTATGAACCAGGGTTCATTTGTGCCTGTAAGTAGAATTGTTCTATCGTATCTAAACAGATACTTTCCTGATATTTTAATACACAGACATTCAAATTTACTTGGGACAAGATTGTAGAACCACTATCAGTCCAACCACAATTTCCAGTTTGTAAATTTAATGTTGTATCAATGATGTTGATAGAAGCACTTGATTTCACATCAGGAACAACTGTAACCCAACTTGGAGTTCTTCCTTCTAATACCATTTTTCTAATTAATGGTAATCTTTCTTGATTTACGTAAGCCGTAAGGCCTGCAACGTTTAATGACATAATTTTTTGTTTTTTTTAGTTTATTTTATTTTCTGTCTGAAAAGAATTTAAGTTTCTCTTCTCTTGTTGAATTAGTTGTAATTCGGGGTTTATTTTGTTCTGTGAAACTTTGGCTCACAGGTTCGTTTGAAAATTTCTCAAATCTTTCTTCTAATGATTGATTTACTCTTTTAAGACCGACAATTTGTTCTTTAAGGTATTTTACCATATCAGCCATTTTTTCAATCATACCAAATAGTTCTTCCATTTCATTATTTTCCATATCCTCTTCTTCGGTTTCTTTAGTTTCAAGTTCGTTGATAAAACCATCAGCATCAACATAAACTACAAGTCCTCCTTCTAATTCATGCATCCCTTCAGGCGCTTTCTCGTAACCTTCGCCAACTTTAACCAAAACCATATCACCAATAGAAACTGCTTCACCTTTGGTTAAGATTTTAACTTCAGTCCCATCTACAAGTTTAGATGTGATTTCATTTTTGTAATCGTCTTTAACTGGCATCATGCCATCTTCAAACGAGTTTTCTACTATGGTTTCTTCTTCCATAAAGATTTGTCTAATTTTTTGTAAAATGTTAGATTTACTCATACTTTTTTTCTTTAATTATTTATTGTTTATTGTTGTTTAATCGTTGTTAAATCTTTAACTACTTCTTTAACTCCTTTTATTAGTTGTCCTGCTTTTTCGTTTATTGAAAATCCTTTAATTACTTTAATGTTTTCGTTTATTGAAGTCCATTCAATATAGATTAGAACACCCACCCAAAAACGAGTGAATAGATAATCAAACCATACATAATTTCTTGTGATTTCATTTAGAATAAAATAATCGGTAAAATAAGCCATAAGTATAACTGCGAAATAAGTTATTACTTTGGATACTAAACCTAATCTAAATTTACGACTTGTGATTTCCTCACCATTTTTCTTTGCTGCTTTTCTACCTGTAATTGTATCAATAACACAAACAAAAAATGTGATTATTAGCATGGGGATTACGGGCGTTAAAAACAACCCAATTGCGTTCCAAATATTTTTCATTTGATATTTAATAATTCTTTTATTTGACTTTCCTTCTCTTCATCAGTTCCATCACCATCAATTATGGTTTTTAACCTTTCATAAGTTTTTTCAATATAATCATCTTCTATTTTTTGAAAAAATGAACCTTCCAAAGAAAAACCATTATATTCACCTGATTTAATTTTTTCCCAAATCTCATCATTTCCTACATAATAAGATGCCACCCACGACCCATCAGGAATATCAGAAAATACCATACTCTTTGTTCTGTCTCCTACGATGAAACTTTCAATCATATAAATATCATCTTTCTTTTCTCCCTGTTCGTGATTTACATTTACGTTATTGATTTTACCATCAACAAAGTATTTTCTCATCATCTTTTCAATAGTTTCAGGTGTGAATTTAACATAGTATTTTCCAATCTCGTTGGAGTGTCTAACTATCTTTGTGTCTGCCAACATAACAGGAGCCATTACAATTCTTTTCTCATCATTTATATCTGTGAATTGATGTCCCATTTTTTGTTCTCTACGGAATTGTTCCATCTTACGAATAGCCCAATCAACCATTTCATCTCCACCCCAACCTAACCAAGCAACATAACCTTTATCTTTCCAAGGCGTTCCTTTCAAATCAGGGTCAATTTCACTATTCTTTCTGTGTCTGTTGAAAGATGCGATACGAGCGATTGTATCTTTTGATATTCTTTCTCTTTTACATAATTGATTTGCTCTATTCAAACCAGTTAATTCCATTCCCTCAACCTCATCTCTACCATACTCATCAATCCATTCAAGGACTTTACAAGCGTTTTCAGAGGCTGCTTTGGGGTAATCATTAAAACTTTCTTGTTCTTGGAAATACTCCCATTTAACTTGGGTTGCTGGTTTTTCTACGAAAGACAACATATCCATTCCACTCTCCTCATTTTTTTCATCTATTTCAAGTAAAAATACTAATTCCTCATTTTCCATATATATATAAATATCATTAGGGTTTATTTTGTAAAATCAAAACCTCGTTGAGCGTCTAATTCTTTCCATTTTACCTATATTATTTTCAATATCACTTGATACAACGTAGGCTCTAACAGGTTGATTGTTTCCTTGTGAATAAACAGGTTGGAAACGATTTACACCATTATCACCAGGTAAGTCAGGCATAAGTGATTTACCACCTCCTAATTGATTTACCATAGAAAGAAGGGGTAAAAATGCTGATGTAGAATTGGAATTGATGATTGCTTCACCAGGTGCCAATTTAGCATCAACACTATCCATATTTCCACTACCATTACCAGGAACAATACCCCCGATTGCTGCCTTAAATTGTTGTCTTCCAATTAGGGCGATTTGGGTTGCTGAAAAGGCTGCTGCTATTGATGCAGCAATTGATTTAATAATCAATTCACCTGGTGTATTTGCGAACACCGATAAAGTGGCTCTTGCCCCATCAATAGTGGCTCCTGCAATATCCAAAGCCTTTTTGGTCTTGAATTGTTTTCTTGCTAACTTTAATTCATCTTGTTCTCTTTTTGTTTCAAGTTGTTTTACACGAGCATCATATTCTTCTTGTGTAATAATTCTATTATCTAATTGTTGTTGTAATTTTGTTTCTTCATAAGACAAATAAGCGTCCAATTGTTGTTCTTGATTGTCTAACTGATTTTGTTGAAATAAAGAAATGGTTGTTGAAAGTTGATTATAGATTTGAGACGCATATTCTAAATATTCATCTAACTTATCAATTCTTGCTTGAAAGATTTGATTGTCTGTGTTAATCTGTAATTGTTTTAATTTCTCGTCTGTCTCTGCGGTTGAAGTAAGTAATTTTTGGTTATACTCTTCATTTAAATTTTCTTTAACTTGATTTAAGTTTTTCTCAATAAGAATAGCATTATCTTCACGTTGTTTTGCAACTACTAAATCATTTGTTGTTTGTATTAGTTGTTTTGTAATATTCGCCTTTTTTTCTGCGTCCGTTTCTATTTCTAATCTTTTTTCAAGTTTTTTCTTTAATCCATCTAATATTTGAACGTCAAATCCTGTGCTTGCTTTTACTTTAATTTTTCCTGTTTCCTCATCAGTTCTAATAGTAAAATCTTTTGTAATTTCGTATTTTTGTATCTCCAAAGACAACAACCTATCCAACTCTGCTTTGGCCGCAGATTTATTTGATTTATCTTCTTGTTGAATAAAAGTTTGGGTTAATCTTTGTCTTTCATTAAAAAACTCCACTTGTTTTCTTAAAGAAACACGATTATCTAAATCACTTCTTAATTGGGAAGTTTCAAGATTTTTAATTTTTGCTTGAAGAACTTTATTATCGTTTGAAATTTTAGTATCACTTGTATCCCCATCTCCAAATCTAATCTCTGTCTGTAAAGCGGCTTCTTCAAGTAATAAAGTTTTATTTAAGTCCTTTTGAATTTGTAATCTTTCTTTTGTTGCTATTTCAATATCAAGTTGTCTTCTTTCTAATTCTGTTTGTAAAAACTTGGTATAAGCATCTTCATTAGCCTTTAATAATTCGGTTCTTTTCTTTTCATCACCAACCTCTGCGATAATTGATTTTTTATTGGCTTCAAAAACTTTTCTAATATTTTCCTCTAACTTTATTCTTTCTGTTTCTTTTGCATCAACTTTCTTATCAGATAATTCAATAGTTTTATTATAGTTTTCTTCTTCCAATTTGGTATTCTCATCAAGTATCTCTTGAATACCTTTTAGGTAATTTGAATAATCTTCAGCTGATTTACTTTTTTGTTCGTTGTTTTGTTTTACAACAATTCCACTTGCTGTTACTAATTTTTTCTCTTGTTGGAAATAAGATACTTGGTCTTCGGCCAATTTATTGATTGCCTGCTCATTAGCCTTTTGTTCCAATTTGATTGCATCAATAACTGCCTGTTTTCTTTTAAGTTCATTATCATAAAACTCCTTACTGATGGGGTCTTTGATTGCTTGGGTTTTGGCTAAATCTTTTTCTGCCATTACCAATCTATTTGTTAAATCTTCCTCCTTTTGAAACAATTTCAAACTATCTGCTTTGGAAGCATCCAACTTAAATCTTGTTCTTTGTAATGCCACATAATTTACAAGGAGTTCGTTTAACTGACCCTGAAATTGTGTTTCATCTTTAATATTTTTAATCGTAGTTCCATATTGGGTATTGATTTGTTTTATCAATTCACTTCTTTCAGCACTACCTTTATTTGTTTGTTGTAATTGTGTAATTAAAGTTCTAAATCCACCAATCTCCTCATTCATTTTATCAATCAACGGCTGATAAACTTTGGTTTCTTCTTTTCTTCTTTCTATTGTTTCATCTAATACCTTATTGGCCTCATTACCCGATTGTGCCATTTGATATAAACCAAAAACAACAAGTCCTATGGCTGTTGCTATGGCTGCTAATGGTAAAAGGTTCATAGCGACCCCTAAACCTGTTGTGGCAACGGTTGCTGCTTCTGTCGCAACTGTTTCACCAACCAAAGCGGCATCAACAGCTGCTGTTGAAACTGCTGCTGCTGTTTGTTGGGTTGTGAATATCCCCATCTGTGCCAGAAAGGGTTGAAAGGCTGCTTTAATCTCGG